ATAATTTCAACAACTCAATATACAATCACTGCTGGATCAGCTATTTCAACCGCAACAGGCGGACCTTCTGTAGTTCAGTACGAATTACCAACTGGTGCAGCAACATATTTTTCAAGTAATGGCTGGGGGACAGGACCGTGGGGCGGTACAAGCCCAGCGCTTACTGCTACTTTGCCAAACAACCCTTTTACTACCAGCTCTGGCAGCGGAACAGTGATTGTTTCTCAGCCATCAACTCCATATACTGCAACTGGACAATATGTTTATTTTTCTGGGGCTACCAGTTTAACTGGCACAGGTATATCTGCTTCAATGTTAAATAATACTTTTAGCGTAACACCAGTAAGTGCTAGTTCATATAGTATTACTATGCCAAGCAGTTTTACTGCAAAAGCTACCGTAACGGGTGGTGGTTCTGTAGTGGTGGCTACCGAAGCAACTGGATCACGTGGATGGGGCACAGCATTTTCTGGGACGGGAGCTGCAACGCAACTAAGATTATGGACTAACGATAATTTTGGTCAAGATTTAGTAATAGCACCAAGAGGTGGTGCCATTTATTATTGGCAAGATTCTTCTGGGGTTGGCGCTAGGGCGGTTACTCTTTCTTCTTTGGCAAATTCAAACGCATCAACAATTGCCACCGCTTCTTTTGCGAGTGGAGTTGGCGCTGTGACTGTATCTGCGCCAGCAGGTATTTATCCATATGCATATGTAAGCGGCACTGGCATACCAACAGGAACACAAGTATCTTCCAGTTATGTAATTGGCAATACAACCGTATCGCTGACCGCAAATACTATAGCTTCTTCTTCTGGCACTTCATTAACTTTTACTTATGCAGGATCATATGTTCCTACACAAACTCTTCAAGTTATTACTTCAGCTATACAAGAATTTGTTATTGCGTTTGGTGCAAATTCCTATAATGGCGGTTCGTTATCGAACGATGCGTTTAATCCGATGCTGGTACGCTGGTCGGATCAGGCGAATGCTTATCAATGGATACCGCAAACTACCAATCAATCTGGGGAGTTTGCTTTAAGTAATGGCTCTTATATTATGGGCGCTAGAGCAACACGTCAAGAAATTTTGATTTGGACTAATACTGCTTTATACACCATGCAATATATTGGATATCCATATGTATGGTCATTCCAATTATTAATGGATAACATTTCCGTTATGTCGCCAAACTGTATGGTTACTGTTAATAATGTAACTTATTGGATGGGAACCAGTAAATTCTACAAATACGATGGTACTGTACATACTTTGCCATCCGCCCTTCGTCAATATGTATTTGATGATTTAAACATTAATCAATCATTCCAAGTTTTTGCTGGCGCAAATGAAGGATTTAATGAGGTTTGGTGGTTCTATGTCAGCAACGAAAGCATTAATAATTCTATTGATAAATATGTTATCTATAACTATTTAGATAATGCTTGGTCATATGGAACATTTGAAACCGTTCAAGTGACTGCTGGCAATTTTGTGGTAGGTCAGCAATATGTTATTGCTACGCAAGGAACTACTAACTTTACACAAGCGGGAGCAGCAAACAATAATGTAGGAACATATTTCATTGCTACAGCTACAGGATCTGGAACAGGAACCGCTTGGGCATTAAATGGTAGAAGCGCATGGTTACAAAATAATATTCAATCCAACCCAGTTGCGGCTGATTATAACAACCGACTTTTATACCATGAAAGCGGTGTAGATGATAATGCAACATCAAGTACAAAACCTATTTATGCCTATATTCAATCTTCCGATTTTGGCATTATGGCATCAGACAATAATAATTCTGGTCAGCACTTTGGTTTTGTATGGCGCTTATTGCCAGACGTAAATTTTAACGGTTCTAATGTTCCAAGCCCACAAGTTACTATGGCTTTATATCCCCGTTTAAATAGTGGATCAGCATATGGAACAACCGATTTGAACGCTGTAACTAGCAGCCAAACTTACGCTTATCCAACACCTCAAGAGTATACAATCCAACAATTTACGGGTGAGGTATACACTCGTTTACGTGGTCGTCAATTAGCCTTCAAGTGTTATTCCAATACGATTGGTACGGCATGGCAGCTTGGTACAACTCGCTATGATGTAAAACAGGATGGCAGAAGATGATAGAGCCAGCATTTTTTCCAACAAAAGCACCGAACTTACCTGTTGGTGGTCAACAATACGATCAATCTTATTTTAATCAAATTCTTAATGCTTTGCGCTTATATTTTGTGCAAATTGATAATTTTACAAGCGTTACTGCGACCGTTCGCTATGGCACAACCGCACAAAGACCAGCGGTTGGTCAGCTAATTGGGCAACAATATTTTGACACTACCCTTGGAATACCAATTTGGTATAACGGCACAAAATGGGTTAACTCCAGTGGGACTGTTGTTTAAACGACATATCGTGGTAAAATGAGCAAAATTCTTTAAAGGAATATATATGAGCGGTGGCGGCGGAGGCGGTGGCAATTTATTAAATATGGGGCTAATGATAGCCGCAGGTGTTGCTGCCCCCGAATTAGCTCCAGAACTGCTGGATGCTGAAGGTGGTTTTATGGGGTTATCAGGTACATCAGCATTGACCGCTGCTGGTGCTGTAACTGGGGCTGGTCTTAGTGGATTGGCTGGAGCAGCTACAGGGCAAAACGTTCTTCGTTCTGCCGCTCTTGGTGGTATTGGTGGTGGATTATCAGGTTATATGGAAGGTGCTAATGCCGCTGCTAATGCAGGAATAGACCCAAATGTAGCTAATCAAGCGGCACAACAAGGTACTTCAGCATTAACCGCTGCTAATGCACCAACAACAGGTGGTACTTTAGGCACAATTACAACTCCACAAGAAGTATCACAAGCTGTTGCCAATGGTCAAATGACAATGGATCAAGCAGCGCAATATGGACAAGCTTTTGGTAATTCCATAACAAATGCCTATCCAAATGGATTAACCGCAGCTCAGGCTGGTATTGCCACACCAATGAATGCAACTACGGGTCAAATGATTGCTGGTGCTGCTCCTACTGCTTTAAGTGGTTTAAGCAAAAAACCTGTTGGCGCTTATGTTCCTCCAAATGCTGTTGATACAGGCGGCAGTTTATCTAAGTTTAAATATGATCCAAATAATTACAGTCCTGATGTTGTAGTTCCACCACGTCCACCATATCAAGCAAATTATTCTGGTATGGCTGGTGCGGCTGAAGGTGGCATTATGAGTTTGGCTGGTGGTGGCTATGCCCACGGCGGAAAAACATATAGCTTAGGAGATTATTCAGATGGTGGACGTTTGCTAAAAGGTCCGGGAGATGGAATGTCAGATGATATTCCTGCCACTATTGGTCATAAACAAGAAGCCCGCCTTGCTGATGGAGAATTTGTAGTTCCAGCCGATGTTGTTTCTGGTTTAGGAAATGGCTCCACTGATGCTGGTGCAAAACATTTATACAAAATGATGGATAAAGTACGTCATGCACGTACTGGACGTAAGACACAAGGCAAACAGATCGAAGCGGAAAAATACGTCCCAGCATGATAATTAAACCCGTAGGGCATCAACATATTAGCCAAACTTGGCACTTAATTGAAAAGTATATTGTTGAATCCCAACAGTACGGTGGTGGAGATTACAACTCAGAACACGTTAAAGTGTATTTAACAACTGGGCAGTGGATGTTGGTAGTAGCGGTAGATGAACAAAATGTAATACATGGTGCAATGACCATAACATTTAATAATTACCCCAACTATCGAGTTGCTTTTATAACAGCGACTGGCGGCAAGGGGATTATTACAAAAGATAGTTTAAGTCAGTTAAGAGAAATTCTTAAAGGTTTTGGGGCAACAAAGATTAGAGCAGCAGTAAGACCTTCAATGGAAAGATTACTTTATCGGGTAGGATTTTTTAAACGATATACGATTGCAGAGACACAAATATGAGAATGAAAAGACCGCATTTTGGAATGTTGCCCGAAAGGGCATTTCAGCCACGCAATGGTCGTATGGCTTTTTCTGGTGGAGGAATGACTCTTGAAGGCTGCTGTGGTCCTGCTCCAGCTCCAGCTTCATCCGCTCCTACACAAACTACTGTACAAAACACCAACATTCCTTGCTATGCCAAGCCATATGTTCAAACCATGCTTGGTGCTACTACCCAACAATTATTTAATACCACTGGTAGCGGTTGCTGTATTCAAATTACCGGTGTTAAACCTTATGTTCCGTATAGCACCAATCCCGCTGATTATGTAGCTGGATTTAGTCCATTACAGCAAAAAGCTCAACAAGGTGCAGCTAATTTAACAACTCCCAATCAGTTTGGAGCCGCTACAGGTTCAGCAGCTATGGGATCTATGCAAGCTTTAAACGCTGGGCAAGGATTACAAAATACTTTGACAAGCGCTCAAGGCATTGGTCAATACATGAATCCTTATATTCAAAATGTATTGAATCCTGCTTTGGCTTTATCTAATCAGCAATATGGCATTAATCAAGCACAAGAACAGGGTCAAGCCACTGGAGCTGGAGCTTTTGGTGGTAGCCGTGAAGCATTGATGTCTGGATTAAATCAACAAAACCAAATGCTTGCTAATAATCAATTGATTGGTAATGCATACAATACAGCATATAACAATGCTCAAGGCGCTGCTACAAATGTAGCTGGAATGAATTTGCAAGGCGGTCAAGCTGGTATTACAGGCGGTCAAGCATTAGGTCAATTAGGAACTCAGTGCCTTGCTGCTCAGATGAATGTGCTTAATACACAAAATCAAGCTGGCGCACAACAACAACAAAATCAACAGCAAATTATTAATCAAGCAATTCAAAACTATGCTGTTGCGCAACAATACCCAGAGCAACAACTTGCATTTATGAATGCTCAGTTGCGTGGATTGCCATTACAGTCTTCTACAGTTCAGCAGTATAATGCTGCCCCAAGTGCTGTTTCTCAAGCGGCGGGTATTGGTACTGCTGGTATTGCAGGATTAGGTTTGTATAACGCTATGAGTGGTTCAACTTCATCAGATATTCGTGTTAAAGAAAACATTGAACTCATTGGATTACTGCCTAATGGATTAAATATTTACGAATTTGAATACAAACCAGAGTTTAAACATAAATCTGGTTCTGGTCGTTATCGTGGTGTTATGGCTCATGAAGTTGAA